CGTCGCCGTATGTCAGAGGGTGATCGATCTCAATACAAGGCTGGAGATCGTATGTCAGCTGTTAAACGTGCACGTGCCTATCGAGGCAAGATGGCACAGCGAGAAAATTCTGAGCGGAGTAGTACTGACCAAAAGCCTGGAACTGGTGGATTCACTCATGGCATTGGTCTACAACAAGCAAGACTTCGGAAGGTCGGTGAAGAACAACGACGCGCCGAAGCCCTGCGTGGTGTTTAAGAAGGGAAAATCCGTTCGATATCTAAGCGTCTAAAAATTTTAGAAGCTTTTTTAAGGATCCTAAGGGCTTCCTCTCTGTTAGTACAATTATCAGCTTTCAGGTTCAGCTTTGCTAGCTTCTGGTGCTGCTTCGATTTGTTCATAGTCGGATGCTCCATGAGTATGCGCCAGGCCACCGTCAACATGAGCAAATGCAGCGTATGAAGTCAAGCAGCTATAGGCAGCGATAACAAAGAAAAGAAGTTTCTTAGACATAATTAACGGCCTTTAACATAAACATTCTAACTATTTATGATAGGTATTGCCTCTGTAAGTCAGAACTTTTGCAGACTTTTCGGGTACTAGATAGTCAGTGGTGTAGGGTACACCACGATATCGAGTTTCACGAAGACGCTGGGCTTCAAGCTCTTTGCGAGCGCGGGCAAAATTTTCGCGTGCCTTAACAAGGGCACGTGCTTCTATAGAAGTCATTGGTGTAAAGCGATGGAATCTTTCCGTTGCTTCGGCCCCAAATGTGGCCTACTTGCGTCCCATTCCGGGATCAACGCACTGCATTGATTATAACAAATCAATGAGTTTCTTTCCAGGAATTACCTACACAAGAGCTAGCAGTAATAGCAACTCTGAACTGGTAATACTCACCGGCCTGAATTGCAGCTTCCTCAAGGATTCTTGAGACACGTTCGGTCTCTGAAGGTACAACGGAAAGCTGCTGCTCATCATGAACGTAAGCACAACGAGTGTAATCAGTGCCATAGACCAGGCCACACTCGTCGAGCATTTGTTGTGATATCACAACCCACCGCTTAGAAACGCAGGCCCCAGCACTTTGACACAAGAAATTCAAGGATTTGAACTCTGCGTCACATTGGATTGGTCTTCGATCAAGTCCAATCAAGTAGCCACGCTCCTTGACCTTACGCTTGATCGCATCAATAAGAGGCTCAAGTCCGGGGATAGCATCAAGAAATTTTCTTCTTAGGTCCTTACCAATACTCTTTTTGGCTGCGTCAGAAGCAGCAGGATCCCAGAGGTGGCCTAACTTCTGGTCGCCACTTCCATACATGAAAGCATACGTGAGATTCTTCACAGCCTTGCGTGAACATCCCACACGATCTGCATTTTGTTGATGGATATCTCCATTAACTACGACGTTGGCAAATGCAGAATTATCAAAGGGGGCTAGGTAATGTCCAAGCACACGAAGTTCGAGACCTTCCAAGTCACATCCAACCATCTTCATTCCAGGGTGAGGAATGAATAATTCACGCGCCCAGGGAGCAGAATTTACCTGTCCGAGATTCGGAGATCGGTGGATATTTCGACCCGTGACTGTGGCAAGTTGACATGAATGATGGATGCAACCATCCTCTTCGATTGTATTGAACCAACTATTGGTGCCCTCACTAAGTTGGCCTAACCATTTCTGAACAGTGAGAACGCGGATGAACATCTGACATTCATCGTGCAGACGCATGTCATCGTTGGACAGAGCACGCTCTGCAATTTCACTGAGGACTGCCTCATCGACCTGGGGCTTGCCGGAGTCAGTCTTCTTCGTAAACAGTGCGTTGCGGTGGGTGGTTAGAGCCCAGGCAATGTGCTGGCGAGAGGTTGGATTGAACTCCACCAGCTTGGTCATGGGAGCACCCGCTCGATAGCCAGACTTGTTGTCGTTGCGCTTCGGGGTGAAGACCTTGCCTGGAAAGAAGGCGAACCTGGATCGGATCTGCTTGCAGAGCTCATCAAACTCAACAGAGATCTCAGCTCGTACCCGTTCTGCAGCAGCCATGTCAAACCGGAATCCACTGGCTTCCTGCTGAGCCATGATCTCGGCCATGGTCATCTCAAGCTTGACGTGATCAGGAATTTTCATCCATCCTCCTCTTCATGGTTTCCCAGAGTTTCATGTTTACTGCTGTGTCTTGGATGCAGTAATCGAGCATCTCGGGGGTGTAGGTCTCCCAGCCACCTGTGTAGTCACCCTTGTGGCACCGAAGTCGGTGACCCCAGGCCTCGAGAGAGTGACGGCCGTACAGACGGACGGGCATGCCGCCGTGTCTGATCGAGTAGTCCCTATCAATAATGGTGGGGTAGTACAGACGGCTCAGAACGAGGGTGTCCAGAACCTGCCCAGATGGTTTGAAGGATGGATAGCGTTCCTTCAGCAGTGGTATGTCGTACGAAGCCACGTTGTGACCAACCAGGTGAGATGCCTGTTCCAGAAGTCGGACTCCTGAGACGATGGGCTGGCCTGGTCGATCATCAAAGACGCAGGGTTCTTCCGGGTAATCGAGATCACGGACAACGATGCAATGGATCTGAGAGTTCTGACGGAGGAGGCCTGTAGCCTCAATGTCAAATAAAACGCTTCTCATCGTCCGGGACGTCGGAAGCGGTCTGGGGGTCGAACTCGTCGAGCTGGAATGGCGAGCGGTTGTAGCTGTTGTGCGAGAGACAGTCCGCCTGGTCTTCGTACAGAGGTTCGATTGCGATGCAGAGTTCACGAGCAAGTCGCGCTGCTCTGCGGAATTCTTCCTTGTAATGTGCTTCCCAATCATGTGCGAGAACAACAATCTTGCGAATGCCCATCAGGTAACACTGAAATACCGATGGGGAGAATGGATATCGGGTGCTATAGACGACAGCTCCCGCTGTCGGTGTACCACGTTTAGCACAAGTTCCGATGGCATAGGTGATGGGATCGACCTCAACTTTGCATGAGGCAAGGATCGATCGACCGTCTCCAATTACCTCTCTATCTCTTACTAGTACACAGCCCCCAGGTACCGTCGGATGGGTAGATGCGGTGGATATAGTCAGCGCAATCGACATGAAGTATCTATCACGATTCTTTATATATGTTGGATCACCAACAGGCGCTGTCACTGGTTCAATCTTTTTAGTTTTAGCCATACTCACGACTACTCTTTATACCATCTATATTAGGAAAGTAATTATTTATATGTGGTCATGAAGTACGAAGACATTATTGGTGAAATTGATGAGAATGGTGATGCTGTCAATTGGATGTTCGACCTGAAGGAGAGCAAAGATATGGTCAATAGTCCCAGTCACTACACGACATCAAAGAATTGGGAAGCAATTGACGTCATTGAGGAAGCAGTCAAGAGCAGTGAAGATCCAATTTCTGCGGTGCTGCAGGCGCAGGTCTTGAAATATATGCTGCGCCTATGGCTCAAGGATGATCCGACTCAGGACGCCTGCAAGGCTCAGTGGTACATGAACCGACTGGTCGAGCATATGACTAGCAACGTTTAAAGAAAATTAGCCTGTCGGTGCTGTCAAGAGTTTCATGTTCATAGATGTGTGGAGTCAGGATCGTGACGACCTCATCAATAGGCTTACTACGATGTTGAAAGAAGACTGCAATACCCTGATACAACAAGGGGTCTAAAGGGTTATACCAGCTAGAAATCTTGAAGCCTTCCCAGCAATCAAGCCCTGCAGAGACCCAGGTATGTAGGTCCTCCAAGCGTTGGGCTGTCTTGATAATGTGAGCCTCGTGAGCTTGATCAGACGGTACAAAGGAAGTGATAGCATCCTTCCACATCAAAGTCCCGTCCTTGATTATCATGCGACACGGATGAACAGACTGCCCAGACGGTAAATGAATGAGGGACTCTGGAACTAAATTCTTGTTCATCAGAGCTGCCCTTTACATTCCTCATAAAATTCAAGATCCTTATTCCAGCCATCACCAGAATATTCATTGTAGATAATACGACCAACATCCCTGAAGGTCGAATAGAACAGAGAGATCTTGTCAACGTCATTAATAGCGCCGTCGACAGGAGGACCATAGACAATCATGTTCCAGGTCGAGGGGCACACAGGTTCAAAGCCAGTCGTCGTAGCACGTAACTGCTTGACTCGTTTGAATGGAATGCAGACAGGGTAATCCCAAAGGACAGGAGAGGCCCGGAGGATTTCAGACGCGCTGCTGAAAAACACGAAACTGTTGATATGTCCGTTGCGATACTCATTGACAGTCTTATTAAGCCAGATCCTGGAGTTTCGTACAGCCCCTTTCGGAGACACCCATACGTTGCCGTGCCAGTGCTCCTGCAGCGGATTAATTTCGATGGAGGGTACGGACGTCGCATCAACTAGAACCTGTTGAATAGGGTCACTAGTAGGGTCATAGTCGATGGTACCCATAACCTTGCGAGCACGCTCGATCAGTTGAGGGGTCGGATACAGAGGGATCTTGAGCCCCTGAGACTCGAGCTTATCCTTTAAATTCTTCTGCGAGCGAATTAAGGCATTCTTGGCTCCGACCTGCTTCGACTGGGTATGTTCTTGTTCCTGCATCGGAAATAATTGTAATTAGTACGTTTGTTGTCCAGTCATTCTCATCAACGTGCTTCATTACACCTCTAAGCATTTCAGTAACCTCTTCATCCTCGTTGGATTCAGACAAGCTGATGTCCTTTTCGATCTCGGCAGCAGGCAGGTAGATTGTTGCATCCGTGATCATATTGATGAAGAGACTGCCAGGACCAGACTGCTCGAATCCATTGATTGCAATGTTGATAAGATCAGTCAGGATAAGCTCAGCAGTAGCCATTAAGAACTTCTGCTCATTCTCCTTTTCAGTTCCAAATTTGTCGGACTGAATTAATTGCTTAATGAGATCAATTCTACGCGACATATGAGCGATGACTCTTTAACAAAGATACTAGATTATTGACAAAGATGCGAGATTCAATATAATTCCGTGGGCTCATCATATTCATCAGGAGTATTCAAGCTCCCCGGAATGTCTGGCTTAAGTTGTGATGTATGTCTTCCTGACATCATGTCAGTAATAACAGCGGCAAATCTGTCTTCATAACCAACATCAGCATCAAAGAGAAGATGTGCACGTTGTTGGGAAAGCTCAACGTCAATGCTCTTCTCCTGCTCTTCCATTGCCTTTTCAATCATATATTCTTTAACTTCCTGAGTTAAAGTCTGCAGCTCACAGGCAATCTCAAAGGAATCTGTATAGCAGTCATGATCAACAAATACACCAACATTCTGAGGAATAAGGTGAAATGGATTGCAGCAGTACTTGTTACCACACGTTGTTTTGACACCAGTGAAACCAAGGTCTCCCCATGTGAACCACATGGCAACACGTTGCGGATGGTGCTGTGTGGAGGAGCTGATCCTGGATCGTCGCCAGGCAAATTGTGGTTGCTTTGTCCTGGGGTTGATACATCCTTGCCAGTTCCAGCAGTCGTCAATACCTCGTATGTCAACTTGGGACCAGAACTTAAGAGCTCTCTTACGCTCCCTCTTGAGTAATCTGTCGAGACTCAGAGAGAAGCGACCCTCTCTAGCCGCAGCTACACATCGAGTGCATGCCTGGTGACTGTCATACCGGTAGGAGCTGTCACTGTACTTAGAGATGCCGTGCCCGATGTAGAGGCACAGCTCACCAGACTCTGCGGTATTGGATAAATTACCGTGACGCCTACCGTAGGCGTGACCTTTTTGATAGGGCTTAGCTTCAGCCATTCTGTTTGTCCTCAGCTTTTAGTTGACCACCAACACCCTCGAATTGCTCAGCCAAAGGTAATGCTACGAGTTGCTTGTTAATCATGTATTCGTATCTCGTACTGTTTTCATACTTAATACGAGTCAGTGTTGCAACGCCCGTGTAATACTCAGGAGTTCCTACAACAACAGCAATCAGATCATTGGAGAGCACTCGAACACGAAGGCCGAGTTTGATATCGGATGATTTCATGATAATACATTTAATATTTAGAAGTTGTCTAGAGGTTCAACCATGGGTCTTGCAGACTCAGAGCGAGTCCACATATGACGCTTCTTCCTACCATCGCCATCATTGAGATCAATACGCATTTGTTTCTTCCCACGACGCCATCCAAGTGATGTAAGGAGTTCGCAGACACGGCGACTGTGAGCCATATCTAACCTTTCGACTGGGATGTTGAGACCCTTCTGGAGAATCTCAGCAGGGAAAACCTCTACCTTGTCTTCAATATACTTAGACACTTCATCAAACCAGGGATCTACCTCGCTGAAGGAATTGACGTATGTGGAGATATTGGCAATCTCTCCGCTCGTGAATTCATATTGTGTCTTTGCTTTGTAGGCACGAATGGCAGATGACCAAAGGTTGTCACGCTCCATACAGAGACGTTGCCATGGCACCTGGAAACCATCCGTAACTTCGATAGGAACAAAGCGACGGTTACCAGAACAGTCAATCAGAAATTGACTACGGTTCGTGGTACCAATCATGATGAACCGGCGAGCTAACTTGGAAGGCAAGCGCTCGTAGGGGAAACGGACCTCGTCTACTCGAGTAGATACGAGGTTCTTGAAGTTCTCAATCTGCTTGCGATTAAAGTAGTGATCAACTTCAGAGAGCTCCAGAATCCAACCACAATGGAGACGATAGATCTCACGCATGAGTTGTTCGATCTGCAGTGGCATCTCGGCAAACAAATTGTCTGGTACGAGACTGCGTGCAAACATTGACTTGCCTGCACCTTGAGCACCAATGATGATGGGAATCCATGACATAGGTGCACCAGGTTCAAATGCTCGGGCTACTGCACCGATCATCATCCTCTGAAGTGCCAGGGTGACAATTGGATTATCGTTACTGAAATAGATCTGTCCTAACTTGTCCCAACTATCAGATGGGTCAAGCTTCTCGCAGCATTTAAGATATTCTCGGATTGGACAATAAGGGTTCTGGGAAACTGCATAAAGGATAGCTGCTTTAATACGTCTGTCGGGGATCCCGACACCAAATTCGATTGCGAATTTAACAGACATTACATCAAGACTGTCTCCTTCCATTGAGACAATCTTATTGTTGTCATCCGTATATTCCCAGTTGCGTGTCAGTACATTCCTGCGGAGATTGGGTAGATACTGACGAACGATTTCATAGTCTTGATTGATCTCAGCAACAAGGTCATCGGTAGTCTTCTTGGGACGACCACGCCTGCGTGTGGATTGCACCTGGGAGAGATCTGGCTCAGGCTCAGGCATGTCCTGAGCAGCAGGCAGTA